ATATATGTAGTAGAAATATATATATTTAAGTACGTTATAGGGGTTAAACGGGGTTAAATAGGGTATGTATCTATATGTAAAGAAAAAAAGTGTAACTTTGTTACCTTGCGTAAATGATAATCTCAAAATGGAGGTGTGATAGATGCTTGAAAAACTTGTCGAACAGAAATTGGTTCGGGGTGTTAGAGAGTTGGGCGGTAAGGCCTATAAGTTCGTATCACCTGGCAACGTCGGAGTGCCTGATCGGATTGTAATATGGCCGGACGGTACCGTTCAATTCGTAGAGCTTAAAACGACACGAGGTCGATTAAGCCAACTACAGGATGTGCAGTGTAAGAAACTATTGAGCCTACTGCAGACCGTTTACATCCTATACGGCCCTGAAGCCGTTAAGGACTACCTAACGAATGAAGGTGGTATTCATGGCGAGAGTTCCGTGTAAGAACTGTACCAGGCGTACACCTGGCTGTCATGGAATGTGTACCGCGTACAGCTTGTACAAATTACTTAGTAAGTACGAAAAAGCGAAGGATCATGATGATACCGTCGTACAGTCATATATCATGACAAATGTGCGAAAGATTCGGCATAAGATGCAAAAGGCAAAATACGGATGCACGGTTAAAGATTAGGAGGTGATGCCGTATGATATTCAAGCCACATCCCTATCAAGATTACTGTATTTCACGAGTGATTAAGCAACAAAAGATAGGACTGTTCTTGGATATGGGTTGAATGGTTTAGGAAAAACCATCATAACTCTATCCGCTATCTACCAATTGAAATACAACTACTTCCAGGTTAAGAAGGTGCTTATCATAGCGCCTAAGAAGGTGGCGGAAGCAACCTGGCAACGTGAAGCGGCCAAATGGGACGGCGTTGGTATTCTTAGAATATCCACCGTATTAGGCCCGTTAAAGAAACGCATACAAGCACTAAATACACCGGCGGATATCTACATCATCAATCGCGAGAATGTATCGTGGCTAGTTGGCTACTATAAGAACGCCTGGCCATTCGATATGGTGGTAGTCGATGAATCAAGTTCCTTTAAATCACATCGTGCCAAACGATTCAAGGACTTATCGAACATGTACAACCATATCAACCGTATGGTGCTGTTAACCGGCACACCATCACCGAATGGGTTGATTGACCTATGGGCCCAGGTCTACTTATTAGACCGTGGCCAAACATTAGGTAAGACCTACACCGCATTTAGGGAACATTATTTTGACCCGGACCAACGAGGTCGCGATGTGATCTACAGCTACAAGCCAAAGGCGAATACAGATGATGCGATTATGTCAGCCATAGCGCCATTATGTATCTCAATGAAGGCTAGCGATTACTTAGACCTACCACCGATTGTGTATGACACGGTGCCGGTAGTTTTAGATGCTAAGGCGAAGAAAGCCTATGAAAGCATGGAACGCGATGCCGTCCTTGAAGTATTTGGAGCAGATGAGGAAATCACCGCCATGAGTGCGGCCGCTTTATCCAACAAACTCCAACAGTTGGCTAACGGTGCCGTGTATGACGATGAACGGAATGTTCATGAAATCCACGATTGCAAGATAGAAGCCTTCATGGAGCTTATTGAACAGCTACACGGCAAGCCGGCGTTAGTGTTCTATAACTTCAAACATGACTGCGCCAGGTTGAAGGAAGCCCTAGCAAAAACAGATCTGCGTGTACGAGAATTAAAAGGTGCCGATGAAGAGTTCGATTGGAACGCCGGCAAGATTGACATACTACTAGCGCATCCCGCATCAACGGCGTATGGGCTGAACCTACAAGATGGCGGTAATCATGTGATATGGTTCGGGCTTAACTGGAGCCTAGAACTTTATCAACAAGCGAATAAGCGTTTGCACCGTCAAGGGCAAAATGAAAAGGTAATCATCCATCACCTTATATCCGTAGGCACACGGGACGAGGATATGATGGAAGCCCTTGAGAAGAAAGACGAAGCACAAGAATATGTCCTTCAATCATTGAAGGCTAGGATTGATAAATATGTGAAAGGATAACACTATGAAGAAACTATTAGCGTATGTGCAGGGAAACACGAACCCTGTCGGAATATATGGACCTGTAGGTTGGCTAGTTATGCCTATATCAGATTCGTGTGTAAATGTGGTAGGTCTTATCCATGATGGCGCTAGAATGTCTGCGACGACTTGGCGTCAAGTATACTCCACGATATCGAAAGAATTGGCTAAAACCCCGTGGCAACCGGTTTATATCAATCCATTTAAGATTGATGGAGACAAAGAGGTACGAATGGTTAACTTTGACAAGTGCATACAAGGAGTATTTCACGTGACTGATTTCATGGTTATGGATGAACGCGAATACTATTTACGATGTGCTAAGAGGGAGGGTTAAAATATGAGCAGAATATGTAAGACTTGTGGAAGCCTATTCAAGGCTAAAGGCAATGAACAAGAGTGCCCTACCTGTAAGGAAGGGTTCAACGATATCATGAGCATCATTAAAGGCAAAGATAGAACGGAGGCAGTAAAAGACAGTAAAAAGACAGAAGCACCACCTACTACACCAGAGCCATCACCTAAGCTGACTATCTGTAAGGTGTGTGGTAAGGAGTTCGAGCAAACTGGCAAAGGTCGACCTGCTGTCAACTGTCCGGAATGTCGAGAAGCATTGAAACATGAATCAAAGGCAACGGTTAAGGTGAGACATTTTGAGCCTGAGCCTGAGCCTAAAGCAACGCCTACAGTATCCGTAGCTACGGATGAGGATAAAGCTAAGCAGTATGGCAAGATTGAAACTAAACCGAAATTAACAGAAACACCTACAATAGATGTACCTGTAGTTGATGGTACGCTTAACGAGACGATGAACGATGCGGTACATCATCCACAGCATTACACCTTACCAGGGCTAACCATTGAAAGTGTTGACGTCATTCGTGCTGTATTGACGCCAGAAGAGTTCAAAGGCTGGTGCAAGGGTAACGCATTAAAGTATTCCCTTCGAGCAGGTCGTAAGGATCCGGCGAAAGAAGTTCAGGACTTAGCGAAGGCGGGGGTGTTCTTGAGTTGGATTACAGGTGAGTAGCTATGCATACCAGTGCTAGTTTCGAAAAACTGCTACACGACCATGGGCATTACCTGGATGACCTGTATATAATCACTGTTCGATATGTTAACTACTTGGAGGAACAGTACGAGATGGCATACGTACGAAGCGAAGAAGTCATCCGTGAATATAAGGAAGCTGGTAATGACCAGTTCGATGATAAGACATATTCGTATCCTTGGTATCATGACGAGCGTTGGGATGAAGCTACCGATACATTGGAATCGATAGAGAATGAAGTCGATGAGCTATACAAGATTGTAGAAGGGATGGATTACATATGACACAGGATAGTATTGATAGGATGTGAGCGTATGGGTAAACGTACGAGTAAGGGGGCGCATCCTGGTATAAGTAAACTGCAAAGGCTGATGGATAGCCATAGGCGGCTAACTGACGTCGAAGCGCATTTGCAACGGCTAGAGCAAGAAGCACGAAGTGAGTACCCTATCACCGAAGAGCAACAGCTAAATCTTAAGACGGCGTATCGTGACCTACTTGAAGAGTCCAGGCGACTATCAAGGGAACGATATGAACTATGGGCTATCATTCATCAAGTGCCGAGCGATTGTGAGCGTACGTTCCTTGAGTATCGCTACTACTTTGGCCTTGGCATGAAGGACGTCATTGAGGCGATGCACTACAGCGAGCCACAGGTCTACCGCATACGGAAGATTGCTGTCAAGTCATTTTGCAAACTTTTTGAAAATTTCTAAAACATGATATGAAATGATAGTTGCACTTTGTGTTACCTTATGGGTGTGGATACGGAAACGAGCGCCGTGTCCACGCACTGTAGGGTAGTTCATAGTGATACCTTTCATGTACTTACACTTCTCTCCTGGGCAGTAGCCCAAACATGAAGCGAAGCATTGAGGACTACGAACAACCGCGTAGTCCTTTTTGTTAGCTTTAACGAGAAAAGAAATACCCTAAATAGATTTAAA